CACCAACAGTCCAGGTATAGTGAACAATGCAAGATTTTTTGACAAGCCTAAACCAGTGCATTCAGTGGTGGCCGGTGCATTGTTTCAGCAGGGCCTGGCCAATGACACCGAGCGTGGGCCCATAAGATCCAGCAGTCAACGAGAAACTCCCAGTGCAGTGTTTGGTATCAGTACCCCAGGCACACCCATCTATCAAGGTGGCATGAAGCCCAATGACATTAGGAAAAAGATTCAAAGCAATGAATTAAAACCTCAAGATGCACAGGTGATAGGCCGCATGGGCGGACACACCTTGGTCATGGACGACGGAGATCTTGAAGGCAACAATGCCCTGTTCCGTTTGAGAACACCCAAGGGTCATCAGATCACCATGAATGACTCGGGCAATTTTTTCTACATCACACATGCTAATGGTCAGACCTGGCTGGAGTTTGGCGCTGAAGGCACAGTGGATGTGTTCTCAACCAACAGTGTAAACATACGCACCAATGGCGACATCAACATGCATGCTGACCGTGACATCAACATGTATGCTGGTGGCAACATACAAGTCAAGAGTGAAAAAAGCACCACCATGGAAGCTGTGACAGATTTCAACATCACTGCACAAAAAGATTTTAAAATCTACAGCAAAGCCACCATTGGCATCAAAGCTGACGGTACCTTGGCCTTGCAAAGTGCAGGAGGGTCGTGGAACGGGGGAGAGTCATTGTTGTTCACTGCTGGTGGCATTGATCTAAACGGCCCTGCAGCGGCCACAGTCTCGGCACCCAAGGCCATTGCCACTATTGAATTGGATGACACAAAATTTAGCACCAGCAAAGGGTGGGAAGTGGCTGACAATGCATTGAAAACTATTGTGCCCAGAGCACCCACACATGAACCTTATCCTTATCACAACAAAGGGGTTGATGTAAAAGTTAAATTTGAGGAAGGCAAACCTTCACCACCACCAGGCGCTGAGCCTGTGCCTGCTGGTGTGGTCATCAAAGCAATATGAGTACATTTACTTTTGATCTTGAAAGCCTCAAAGGATCAGTTGGTTCGTCTGTAGCATCATTTGAGTCAGGACTGTCTGCTGGTACCCCTGATGACAAACTGACTTACAGTGGCAATGATCCCATTGTCTGGGACCGTGTGAACAATGAACGTTTGCGTCGTGGACTTAGTCCACTGCCAGGACCTAGACCTGTGGATGACGGTAAGACCTATGGAGGCCGACAGGGCAATGCTCCAACCACAACTGCCCCAGGTAGGCCCTTGACCGAAGAAGAAAAAGCCAAGGCCGCAGCCATTGCCAAACAGTTTGGGTTGCCTGACCCCACTGCCATAGCAAAAACATTTGAAGTCAACGGTCCTCCAGGCATGACTCGTGAGCAAGCCTTTGAAATTTTTAAAAAGCAGGCCAACACTGGGGGATTGACTGGATTCAGTCCAGGCGATGTTCTCAGCGCACAGACACAGGCTGCTGACGGCCTGGCTTCGGCCAAGGCAGAACTGTCACAGGAATTGGCAGGATTTCCTGGCACAGACAAGGGTGTGCAAAATCAATTTGCCAGCATTGCAGAAAGTGCCAAACAGTCCTTGGCTGCAGGAACTACTGGTAATTTACAATCTAAGATAGGCAGCGCCGGATCAATATTGCAACAAACCGCTGGCAAAATTGGTAGTTTGTTTGGAGAACCAGTGACCAACGGCATAGACACTGCGGACTTTGCAAAAACAGCTTCGGCACTGGTGCCCATGGGCAAATTAAGTACCACAGATGTTCGTGCTACCATAGCGTCAGTGGGCAAGTCAACTGGTCAAGATTTCAGTCAATTTACCAATGCTGCCGGCGCAGGCAAATTTGGATTTGATGCCACACAGTTAGAAACAGCAGGATTGCTCAAACCAGGCACCGCTGGCTCGTTTCTCAAGCAAGGAGCCAACGATTTAACCACAGTGCTAAAGAGTCCTGCAGTGTGGACTGGCAAAGGCGGCATCAACAACCTTGACAGTTTGTTGAGCAATCCAGCAGCCCAAGGCCTAACACAACAAGATTTAATGAGCAAAGGGCTGGCCGCTGCCAGTGCATTGGGAGTGCCCACTGCTGGGCTTGACCCCAAACAGCTGGGTGGTGTGGCATCAGTATTCAGTAAAGATTCAGCCGAAGGGGCTGCTTGGATCAAGGGACAATTGCCTGCTGACAAACAAGCTGAATTTGACGCCAAATTTAAAGATGCACAGTTTGCTATTGGGTCAGCCGAAGAAAAATTTAATGATGCTATGTTACAACAAGAGCCTCCGGGCGAGGCCACAGACACAGTCAGCAGAGAAACATTGACTGCTGCCATGGGACGAGTATTTGGCAATGATAAAATACCCCCAATAGACTACAATGACACCACACCAAGATTGCCCGGACCGTTGTTTGCAGAGAAAAAAGTGGTAACAAATCTTTTTAAAGAGTATCAGGCAAAATTTGATGAAATCAATAAAACAGAGGCCACAACCAGTAATGTTGATGCCAAAATTGGACAATTGTCAGATATTGTTAAAAAATTAAATGAGTTGGCCAAACGCACAGAATCTTTAAAAACTGACATTGATAAATTGACAAACCGTGTGCCAACTGCACTGAAAGAAGTTGAAGACCTGCTGGCTTCTATTTTGGCATTTATTGATGACATACGCACACTGTATCTGCCCAATCTACGCAGAGTCAAGTCCGGCTAACCCATAAATATCAATATGACCACATACATCGGTTTCAATACCATTAATCAAAACAAAAAGTTCACTCTTGTGGACTTTGATTTGATTCAGCGTGACTTGTTGAATGCGTTTAACATTCGTCAAGGCGAGTTGCCTGGACGCCCTGCGTACGGTTCTAGTATCTTTGCCTACCTTTTTGAAAATCAAGTCGAACAACTGCAACAACAAATTCGAGACGAAGTTCAACGAGTGGTCGGCGGAGATCCCAGATTGTTTTTGAACGACATCCAGGTGTACCCGCAAGAGAATGGTATATTGATACAGCTACAGGTCACAGTGGTCAATACCACTAATGCAAAGATTTTAAGTTTATTTTTTGATGAACAACAACGCAGTGCCAGTTATGTAACATAAACTACCCAGTTTTTGCGCATAATAAATAACAAAGAGGCACAGATAAATGGCAACAACCACAAGACAAACAGCGGTATTTGGTGTAGAGGATTGGAAACAGATCTACCAAACTTACCGCGAAGCTGATTTTCAAAGTTACGATTTTGAAACACTGCGCAAAAGTTTCATCGATTACCTGCGTTTGTATTATCCCGAAACCTTTAATGACTACATTGAATCTAGCGAATTTATTGCCCTGCTGGACGTCATGGCGTTCATGGGACAAGCACTGGCTTTCCGCACAGACTTAAACACTCGTGAAAACTACATAGACACAGCTGAACGCAGAGATTCAGTTGTGCGCTTGGCAAATCTTGTGAGTTATTCAGCCAAGCGCAACACCGCAGCCGAAGGTTTTCTCAAAGTATTCAACGTTACCACAACTGAAAATGTAGTGGACTACAACGGCGTCAATCTAAGCAATGTCACAGTAAACTGGGCTGATCCTACCAACAATGACTGGCAAGAGCAATTTACTGCCATCATCAATGCCAGTTTGATAGATAGTCAAAAGGTTGGCCGCCCCGGTAATCGTCAAGCCATATTGGGTGTCACCACCGACGAATATGCAATCAATCTAGTGCCAGGGTTTTTGCCTGTGATTCCTTACGCTGCCACTGTGGATGGAGTTAACATGCAGTTTGAAGCCATGACATCAACGAGCGCTGGCAAAGATTATGTGTATGAACCCAGTCCACAGCCCAACACTTCATTTAATGTGCTGTACCGTAACGATCAACTGGGCTTTCAAAGTGCCAACAATGGTTATTTCTTTTTGTTCAAACAAGGCGTATTGCAAAATCAAGACTTTAACTTGGCTGAACGCATTGCCAATCGCACTGTGGACATCAACATCGAAGGAGTCAACAATGAAGATCGTTGGTTGTTCCAACTAGACAATTTGGGTAATATTAGTCAAGAGTGGAAATATGTAGAAAACATTTACCAAGCAGCAGCTGAGAGATCAACATCATTGCTGCCAATCTATAGTGTGACCTCTAGAGCAAATGATCAAATCACCATGATCTTTGGCGATGGTGTGTTCTCACAAATTCCTGTGGGTGTATTCCGTGCATATGTTCGAGCCTCAAACGGCTTGCAATATATCATCAATCCTGAAGAAATGCAAAATGTTGTGTTGCCCATCAGTTACATTGACCGCAACGGCAACTTACAGACCATTACTTTTACCTGCGGCATCACACGTCCTGTCAGCAACAGCCAAGCACGTGAACCCATTGCTGAAATCAAACAACGTGCTCCTGCACGTTACTACACACAGAACCGCATGGTCAACGGTGAAGACTACAACCTCTTTCCATACACTGCTTACAATTCAATCATCAAAAGCAAAGCGTTAAATCGTGCGTCAATTGGTACCAGTCGCTATCTTGACTTGATTGACAACACAGGCAAATATTCCAGTACCAATTCATTCTCCAGTGACGGTGGTCTATGGCGCAATTTGATTCTGCCTACCATATTGTTTACTTTTGACAATCGCAATGATGTTGCTGACTTGATCACAAACCAAGTACAACCCAGCATTGGCGCTGCCACAATGCGACAGTTTTATTATGATAATTTTCCTAGAGAAACTGTCAACACTGGCAATACCGCTGGCACAACTTGGCACCAAAGTACAACACTGGCCAATGAAACCACTGGATATTTTGTCAATGCCGCCGGAACACCAATTCCCATTGGCACCACAGTGACCACAGTGTTCAAATACGCTGTTGTGGGCAGTTTGATAAAATTTGTAGCCCCCACTGGATATTACTTTGATCGTAACAACCGATTGGTTCAAGGAACTGCTACTCGTGCAGATGAAACCACAGTTATCTGGGCCGCTCCTCAACAGATTGTGGGTGATGGGTACAACAACGGTGTTGGTAACTTGACTTCGGGTTCCGGGCCAGTCACCATCAACAATTTTGTTCCAACAGGAGCCATTGTTGACAGCATTATTCCTGCGTTTGTAACTAATTTGTCCACGACACTGCAACAGCAGATGGCTGATCAAATTTTGCTATTCCGTAATTTTGGCATTGGGTACGACAGCGAAGGCACCTTGGCTGTTACCAATTACACTCCCGGCAGTTGGTATTTGATCACCAGCACCAATTTAGACTTTGGCACACAAGAAAATGTTTCATCTTGGAGCCAGCAATACGCCGGCAATCAGTCTGGTGCCAATCTTGATGCTTCGTGGTTGGTGGCATTTGAAGTGGTCAATCAAAACTACACAATCACATTCCGTGG